TTCTTAGTAAGTTCCTTTTCAATGTCCTTCTGTAACTGATTTCTATTGGAAGATTTAAGAATAAGTACCTGTTTCTTTTTGGTAGACTTATTGGCTTTAACCTCGTAAGGATACTGATTCAATATTGAAAATAGTGGGTCTGCTTTTGCCATGATGTAATATTTATCTGATAATTTGTATGTCTGTATTATTAGTCCAAACTTCTAGTTCTGTTCTCAATCTACCTTCTGATTTCAAAGTTTCATAACGATTTACTGCTTTCTGTTGCCACCATTGTATCACATTACTCAAATAAAATCTATCATAGTTGTCGTTTTTCTGCAACACATCTGTTTTACAGGTTACATAATCAACCATGTTCTTGTAACCATAATCTGAAACATAATATCGTTTCTGTTCTGTTAGTTTCTTTGCGTTCTCAATAACCGTATCAAAATCAACCAGTTCATCAGTATTTTTCAAAGCGGCTCTCGTTAATGAAATAATCTTCATTGATATCTTTAGTTTACGGCTTGAGATATTATCATCTACAATTTTACCAACTTTACTTTCAACAAAATCACGGAGTTCTTCATATGGTTTACCATGCATCATAGGCAAAAAGTCTGATTCTGTCAAGCCTTTATACCGAATATATGGTTTCATACCATCATACTGTGATGTTGTCTTGGTTGAACCATACAAACTCGTGGTTTCAAATAGGCAAAGATTCATGTCATATTTCTTATTGACAATTTCTCTCACCTCATGAGAACAACAAATGGCAGCCAGAAGTTTGCCACCAAGATAATTAAAACCAAATGGCTGAGATGGTACAATTACGAAACCCATCATAGCAGAATCATTGAATCGTTTACCCCATTCTGGATTCTGTGTAAACACTTGTCCAAGCATTTCATTTCGTGGTCGACAGTTGATTACTGGTGAACCTAACCGAATGAAACCTACGAACTTTCCTGTGTTTTTTTCTTTGACTGCCAGTTTGACATTACGACCAACAGGTGCAATATTGATATGTGATGAGGTAATGCTGAGTAGTGTTTCCCATGTTTCGGTAGGTATCTCTAATACTTCCAAATCCATTTCGCTTGGATGCATGGAGAAATCAGAGAACAAATCATCTTCAATGGGAAATAATGGATTACTGGAGATTTCAGACAGTGATGCCAATTTCTGGTCACGCATATACTCATCAATGCGGTTGAAGTTGCCAAAGTAATCTTTAAATGCCTTGGCACAAACCAAAGCATCTTCTTTAGATAACATCATACTTTAAATCCACTAAATGATTTCTTTGGTTTTTCTTCTCTTGTACCAAAAGTGTTCAAAGGTTTATCATGGCCAGCATCAGCGATACCCATCTGTGCAGCCTGTTCAACATCATATAGTTTCATTTTGGCACGGTCAACACCAAGAGTGAATCGTTTGTGGAATGTTGGATCATTATATCGATTCTTCAACTGTTTGACCATAATCTGGCCAAGTTCTTCAAGTTCTTCAGAAGAAATCAAAGCAAACATCAAATCTGCGGTGGCGGGAAGTCCGAACGATTCAGACGTATCTTCAAGTCCTGGATCACTCGATGTAAATCCTGAACGGGTAGTCTGTGTAGCAGATACGATAGGAACATTAAACTCAACAGCAAGGCCACGTAATTCTTCTGCAATTGCTTTAACGTAGGTGTAGGAATTAATATTCGCACCAGCCTTAATACGAGCAGAGCAACAGATATTAAGATAATCCACAAAGATAATATCAGGTACAAAAGACCTTTTGAGATTGAGTTCATTCAATAGTGTCCGAAAGTGAATGGTTGAAGCAGAAGCAGTTGGATATTCTTTGATGATAAGTTTACCTGTAGTTTTCTCACGGACTCTGGCCACTTTCTTATCATACATATCTTTTGGCAAGTCCATCAAATCATCAATGGTTACATTCAATAGATTGGCGTCAATTCGTTCTGCAATCTTTTCTTCACTCATTTCAAGAGTGATGTATAATACATTCTTGCCTTGAACCATACACGATGCAGCCACATGACACATAAAAAGAGATTTGCCAACACCAGTGCCAGCAAGAGCGACATTGAGTGTCTTAGCAGGTAAACCGCCTTTTGTGATTTTGTTAAAGTAGTCCAAGTCAAAAGGTATTCTTTCCTCTTTTCTGTGATAGAATTCATATCGAGCATCTGAGTCCTGTAAATAGTCGTGACCTACTGAGTTATCAAATGAAACGGCCAAGGCGTCCGATAGTATCTTGGGAATCTGGCCTTTGTCGTGATTTTTGTCTTTACCATCGAGAATTGAAATAGACCCCAATACTGCATTATAGATGGCTTTCTCTTGGCAGAATTTTTCGGTCTTGTCAACAAGCCATTGAACCTCGGTTTCTGCTGACTTATTCTTCTCAATCTCCGAAAGATAATTTTCACATCTTTGTACCTCGTCAGCAGTGAGATTTCTCTTTTCTTTGACGGCAATACTAAGTGCTTCAATCGTTGGTGTGCTGTTGTAAGTTTCTGTGAATGATGTAATCTCATTAAATAAAGTTCTTTCTACACTATCACCAAAATACTCTGTTTTTAAGAATGGTAAAACTTTCCGAAGAAAGTCCTCATTATAAACCAGGTTCTTTAATATCGTCTGTTCCAGTTTCATCCACTATTTCCTGCTCAATATTGTTTGACATCAATTCTACCAGTAAGTCACCAATGTGATTCTTAAAGTCATTATCTTTTTCCAGCTTACTTGGTTTTTCTACTGGAGATTCTAACACATCATAGGCGAAAAGTAAATAGATTTGACCTTCTTCTTCTTTAAACTTTACCTTACCATATCTGAAAATGGTATCTTTATAAGGTCCTTGTAATAATTTAATATTTACCGCAGTATTATCATCTTTTGGATAAATGAAACAATAATCTATACCCTCAGTCATCTTTAACCTCATCAAATCTTTTTTCTTGAATCGTCTTTTCTTTTACAACTTTTCTTGGATTATCCGAATGATGGCTGTGTTTAATACCATTCTTTTGCTCATAAACAACATGAGCTATGGATTTGTGCCGTCTTTTGGAATGTTTTACTTTTGTTTCAATATCACTCATCGTCTGCACCATTCATAGTTTCAACTTCAAAAGCTTCTTCAATATCTTCTCGCATAATACTACCTGCGGCAATTTGATATTTGTTCTTGATGAAATCTTGGAACGATTTCTGCTTTAAAATTGGTAACCAGAATTCTTTGGTGTCAGTATCTTTGATTCGATATTTCTTTTCTTGAATTTCACCGTTCTCATCTACTTGGCTATACCAACCATTGGAAGGTTTAACAACATGGCCGGATTCAATTGCAATATCAAGTAGACCGCTCCACTTACTAATGCCACCATCAAAAGATACAGTAACGGGAATTTTAGATTTTTCTTTAACATAACGAGATTTTTCAACATTAATTATAAAATTGTAACCAACAACTTCTGTGCCTTCTTTTTCTTGTTGGCGACCAATAATGAAAATATTATCGGCAGAGTAATACGAACCTGTACCACCACCAACAATATCTTTAGGGAACATACCAATTTCTTTGTAAGTATGATTTACAACAATCATTGGCACATCTTTCATTGTGAGATGAGGTGTCACCATGCGAAATAGTGATTTAACTTGTTTTGCACGGGACATATCTGCAACAGATTTACCTTCAAGAGCATCTTCAACTTCTTTCTTAGAAGCTAGATTACCAATCGAATCAATGACAATAATCAATCTATCACCACGTTCCAAATTGGTCAACTGTTGCATTACATCAAACTTTAATTGTTCAATATCAGTCAAAGGAGTATGCAAAACTCTTTCGGTGTCAATACCAAAACTATCGAAATAAGATTGTGGAGTGCCAAACTCAGAATCATAGAACAACAAAGCCGCATCTTCATACTTGTCAAGGTATGATTTGGCCATCAATAAAGAGAAAGCAGTCTTGAAGTGTTTCGATGGGCCGGCCCACATCGTAAGACCTGGTGTTAGTCCACCATCTAGTTTACCAGACAATGCCACATTGATAATGGGAATTGCTGTCGGTATCATGTCTTTATCAGTAAAGAACTTAGACTTGGAAAGAATAGCTGATTCTTTAATACTACTGTTCTTTTTAATCTTATCAAGTATACTCATAATTTTCCTTTTCAATCAATCTTTTTTTTCTTTAAAAGCAAGTTCTGCTTGCTCATCATATTTACTTATACGATCTGCCTGACGCCTCGGAAAGCCCCTCTTTTTATTTGTAGGTGCCGCATCCTCCTGGATTGTAGCCAAGTTTTCTTTGGGGATTTCGACCGTATTACTCGGCGGTTCTTTAACTGTTTGAACTGTTTTGTTACTACGCTTAGTAGGTTTAGGTATCGAAATGGGAAGTGAAATCTTGGTGCCATATTTTTCTTTCAATGATATATTTCCTGCTATCAATAATAACACAGCTAGTGGGTCAAACACAAGCATAATCGTGAATATTACCAAACGAACGGCTTTATCTAGAGCATCATCACCAGTTCCAAAAAACATATCTGCCACATATTTGATAGGACCAATTTCGGCAACCAATTTATTTTCTTCTTTGAGAAGTGGCAATCGCTTCTTGTTTATATCAGATAACTCTTTTTGTGTGTTCTGAATTTGCCGGTCAATCTGTGGAGTGGCCGTTTCAGGATTACCAGCACGCTTGAGTAAATAATCTAATCTTTCTTTGGCAATCTTTTCTTGTTGATTAAGAGTTTTTAATTCAACAGAATTGGCACCAGAAGCAAGTGTAGAATCAATGTGAGATTTGGCTAGAAATCCAAAAATACCCATTGAAGTAATCAACATTAATATAACAACAGCGGCTGTCAAATATGATTTTAATAATACATTTGTATTTTGCCAATTACGATATAACCAAGATGCTGTGACTAGTTTGGCAAATTCAAGTGCTGAACCCATAATAACAACTGGCCAGAAGGCGCCTGCAAATATAACAGCAAGGCCTATAACAGAATAGTAAGCGGCAATACCAGAAAGTAAAAATGCAGCTAAGAATGTTAGTATGATTGTTGTCATGAGAAAAAGTCCTCTATTGAACTAGTTTTTTCTGTTTTCCAACCCATGCAATCAAGAATCACTTTAATTGGTTCTAAGAACGCCTTATCAAATTGCATATCATAATCAATATATTGC